AAAAGAGCAATGGACGGAGATATTAACACTTTGATGAAAAGCGGTGACCCGTCAGAATTAATCAAAGATAAAAATGCGTTGCTGACTGCTGTAGAAAACTTAGATCCAAAAAAATATGGAGAAGGGGTTGAAGCATTTGCTTTAGCAAGAAAAACTTTTAAAGGTGATTCCGAGATAGCCGATGCTGTGGACCTTGGCTCAGAATTTATGAATATTAATAAATCACCAGCCGAGTTTAAAAAAGTATTGAGTGATATGACAGAGGGTGAGCGAGATGCTTTTATGGTAGGCGCGATGAAAGTGTTGACGAAGCCATTGGATACATCCACAAGTCAAACTAAAAACTATGCAGAATTTATTAATAGCCCAAATGTTCAAGAAAAATTAGAGGCGATGTTACCAGATGTTGATGATGGAGGCTTTACTTTATTGAAAAATGCTCTCATTGCAGAAAACGAATTTTTCAAACGAGCTTCCTCAATATTGAGAAGTAGTAGAAGCAGTCAAGCAAAAGAATCTGGTAACCTATTAAGACAAGGAGCTACTGAAATAGTTCTCGATAATATGTCAGGTGGACTATCAAAATTAGGGCTACTTAGACCTGTCATAAATTTAATAAGCGATGTCAAAACTCCTGATTCTGTAAAGGAAAGAATTGCAGAACTGCTCGTGGGAACTCCAGAAGAAGTAGCTATCGCAATCAAATCAATTGAAAAATTTACTAGCAAAGCTCCAAGCACGGGCAAGTTAAGACGAGAGTTCCGTGAGGAAGTTGTTGGTGGTGCGACACGACTTGTCGAGTCAGAGAGTGATGACACATATTAGGGGGATAAGATGATAGGTAAATTTTTCGACAAATTACAAAAATTTTTTGGGGAACAAAATATAATCACACAAATAGGTATTATTCTTTTTGTTACTTTTTTTGTAGTTGCAATTCTTATGGCGTTGGGAAGCTAAAAAATGTTGACACTTCTCGGTTCTCTAATTGGATTTGGATCGAGCTTTCTTCCTAAGATACTCTCATTCATCGAGACACGGGAACAGAACAAGCAAGAGATTCGGCTGATGGAAAAGCAAGCCGAACTAACACGCATCACGGCTGAATTTGAGCGTGACAAGGCTCAGGTGCAAGCTCTATCGGCTGAAACAGTGGCCTTATATCAGGCTGATGCGGCTGAGGCTGCGTCATTAGAAAAGGGATCGTGGATATCTGCATACCGAGCTAGTGTCAGACCAACAATTGCCTACATCTTTTTATTGTTTTTTGTTTTTGTAAAGACGTTTGCTCTTTATGGCATGATTCAATTTGAGGGTATGATGATTAAAGAAGCGTTACCACTAATTTGGGACGAGGGAGATGCTGGAATTTTAGCAGCTATCATAAGTTTCTATTTTGGTAGCAGAGCATTCAGTAGGAAATAGCTATGGAAGGTATAAGCATAACAGAATGGATTAATGTTTCTCTGGGAATATTCGCGGTTTTGGGAAGCATCGTATTTGCCTTGGTTAAAAATCACATACTGTTGCAGGAGGCTTCTAAAAAAATAGAGGTTTTGTTCGAGCTGGTCAATTCTTTACGAGATCGTATCAACAATGGGAAGGATAAATAATGGCTACAAAAAAGAAAAGCACTGTCAATGCATCTAAGAACTACACTAAACCCGGATTAAGAAAGAGGATATTTGAATCAGTCAAGGCCAGTAACAAGGGCGGTAAGCGAGGTCAATGGAGTGCACGCAAAGCGCAAATGGTTGCAAAGAAATACAAAGACGCAGGTGGGGGTTATAAGTCCTGATGGCGAAGACACCTAGACAAAAAAGTCTGACTGATTGGGGTAAACAGAAATGGCGTACCAAAAGCGGTAATCCGTCTACACAGGGGTCTAAGGCCACTGGTGAACGTTACCTACCGGAGAAAGCTATAAAGCGTCTGAGTAGCCAAGAATATGCGGCTACGACTGCTGCCAAACGTAAAGCAACTAAAGCTGGTAAACAGTTTTCTAAGCAACCGACTAAAATCGCAAGCAAAACTAGAAAATATAGAAAGACCAGAGCATGAATGCTGCAATTAAATTCGAAAAAGAAATGGACCGCGATGGTGACGGTGTTATCAGTGCGGAAGAGGTGCAAGTCGCTACTGCTTATGAAAAGGCTACTATACAAAGTCGCATAACGATTGCTAGTTTTGTAGTGATTGTTATTTTAACAGCTTTGTTGTTATCAGGGTTAATCCCTGACAGCCGCATTACAGCTTTGTCAGGGTTGATATCAACCCTGTTTGTGGCGCTGGCTGGCATAATTGGAGCATTCTTCGGTATGCAAGCATGGATGTCCAGAAAGTAACCAAAACATCTGACCGTGGCATCGATCTCATAAAGGCTTTCGAGGGCTACAGGGCAAAAAGCTACCAGTGCAGCGCCTCGGTGTGGACCATAGGTTGGGGTTGTACACGCCTAGCTGATGGTAGTAGGGTAACTCAAAATACCCCTGAGATGTCCGAGGATGAGGCAGAACGCTTGTTAAGGCAACAACTGGTATCATATGAGCGTGCAGTGCTAACGCTCGTGCCTTGTAAGCTAACGCAAAACCAGTTCGACAGTCTGGTTAGTTTCGCCTATAATCTTGGCAGTGGGTCTCTCCGTGCAAGTACACTTCGTAAAAAGGTTCTCCGGGGTGACCGTACGGCAGCTGATGAATTTCCACGGTGGTCTTATGCCAGTGGTAAATTTATCCGTGGTTTACATCGTAGACGCATGGCAGAAAGAAAATTATTTATGTCTACTTAGTGCTTGCAATCTACTCCGGAAGTTGTTATAAATAAGAATAACTTGAAACGGAGAACTGAGATGACTTGCACGAAACATAACATTCCAGATAACAATCAAGACGGACTCGACATCAAATCATGCTTGAAGTGTGAGGGTAAGGGTTTTACGAAAATTGATCTTTTTGCAAGGGTTGGATCAGAACACCTTATTGAATTTTCTAGAGCTAACAAAGCTGGACCTATTGTTGGCAAAATTTGTGAGCCATGTAACGGTACTGGCCTTGGTGAAAAAGTCAAAAAAGTTTGGTGGGAGAATTGTGGCAAATGTGATGGTATAGGTTTTGTCGCATGGGGTGTATTAGACAAAAAATGTTGGGACTGTGGCGGTGTTGGAAAACGTGCTTTCAAAACCTCTCCTGAAACTCGTGCAAAAAGACGCGAGACAGCCCGTAGAAAGAGAGAGGAAAGAGATGCTCTTCGTGTAGAAAAAAGGTTAGCAAGACAGCGTGAAATTACTGGTGGTTTGACATTTGCAGAAAAGCAAGCAGAGCGTGAAGCGCAATGGGCTAAGGAAAAAGCCAAAGCTCAAGATGTACCAACGGGAACAGTTAATGTTTCTGGTGAAGTGCTTAAAGTTGCTTTGAAAGATACTCGATTTGGTCAAGTCGCAAAAATGACAGTAAAAGATCATCGAAACGGTTTTGTAGTTTGGGGTTCTGTGCCAACCATTTTTAATGAAGAGGGTAAACTTCTAACCGTTGGTAAAGGTGATCATATTACTTTTACAGCATCTGTAACACCGTCTGAAAAAGATGCTAAGTTTGGGTTTTTTAAAAGACCAAGAAAAGCTGTCATTTCTCAAGTGAGCAATTAAGAATGGAGAGCGAATATAACGTCGAGCCTATCAACTATAGAGATTGCTTGCCTTTCATATTGGATATCCACTATGCGAGGCGAGTACCCTCTATAAGTTGGGCATTTGGGTTATTTAAAAAGGGTAACAATCCTCACGACTTGTTCCGTATCGGGCCACTTGTGGGGATTGTTTCTTTTGGTACACCACCATCACCCTCGTTGTGTGAGGGGGTCTGTGGCGTGGAACACAAGGAAAACGTCATTGAACTCAACCGACTTGTGCTTCGTGACAATTTAAAAAACGAAGCATCTTTTCTGGTCAGTCGTGCTCTAAAACTATTGCCCAGACCGAAGGTAGTTGTCTCCTACGCTGACACGGCTCAGGAGCATACAGGAGTCATCTATCAGGCACTCAATTTTGTTTACACTGGGATAAGTGCCAAAAGGACTGAATGGGTTGTCCGTGGCTCTAATTTGCACTCTAAGACTATCGTGTCACAAAGCACGTTAGAAGAACGAATAGCCGACCCACAAAAATATGAGGTTGTAGAACGATCTCAAAAGCATCGATACATTTACTTTCTAGGAAGCAAACGCGAGAAAAAAGATTTAAGGAAAGCGTTGAGGTATAAAATTTTGGATAGCTATCCGAAGGAAACTATTCAAACTCCGTCTCCCATAACCACCTAGCCATCAGCAACGACTCGGCTCGGTCTGCATGTTTTTTTAAATCAATTGGAGCATCGGGAAACAAGGTCAGGGCAACCGATCTAGCTTGTTCTTTATCTGACGATAACCCAAAATGTTTTTTCCACACTTGGGGCATTACATAACGCAACTCGAATCGGCAACTAGCCACGCAAGCACGAGCAGTGCCGAAAGAATCACCCAAGCTAAATACGCTTGAAACTCCCTGACCCGGATGGGCGTTAACTCGTTCAATAGCGCACGAAATAAAATCTTCAGGTTCACCTTCCTTACGACTATTTTGTCGTAGTAAGTTGATCGTAGCTGACACATCAACTTCCCATTTGACCTTACCACCACCCTTATTCATCACTGGCATATCGTGTACGGATTTGAACTGCCCATTATCTAGGATTCCAATGGCCCCTCTTAGACCCGGATCTATGCCAATCGTAATCATAACGCTGTATAATCCTCGCAACCAACGAGTTGATTCTGTGGGGTCAAAGTCGCATCATGCAAAGTGCAATGCCATTCCCCATTATGACTTGGTATAGAATTTTGGCAAGTTCTACAATGCACCAGTGGTTTTTCTTCTTTAATACAGACGCTACGCATATCACACCATTTACACTGGAATGCACTTCCATCATCACTGATGCCTGTCGGCCTCATATGGGCGTTTAAGAGCGATGTAATGCGTTTCTGTAAGTTCTTTTGGTCTCTTGCACTCGGTTTGATACGCTCTACATAAAATTGTTCGTCATCCTTACACACTGCAACGTAAAGACCACGTTGGAAATTTCCCAACGCCATACTGATTTGAACTTGGGCATAGTGCTCCGGTTTTGATTCTTTTACACCGTGACGTTGCAAAGCACTGAAACTTTTTTTGTTATGAGTTTTTACTTCAAGCAAGTGAGCCTCAGAGTT